GGTTTATCTATATGGTAGCATTCATGAGATTACATGGACACCACCACGAAACATCCGGAGCCAAAGGGCGTCAAAATGGTTGGCGACAGTTAAGTGCGTTGGTCGGGGCACTTTAACCCGCTTAGCAGCGGTAATGCTATGACACCTTTAACACCTAGGTGGTGTGCTGTATTTCAAGCACATGTGGGAAGCCACAGGCAAGTTGGGAATAGGGCCCATAGTGACAACCTAACTAATGGAGTCGAGTCTCCATATTCTCTCGCGTAGCAACAAACGATATTGAAGGAAACCCAAAACCCATAACCCAACCCCAACTATGATTACGATTAAGAGAATTGAGCAATGCGTGCGGTTCGCCCTGACCGGGGTGGCTGTCACTGCAACAGTTTATCCAGTTTATCTAGCTGTGCGTGCGATCTACTTCGATCGCACCGATGATTTTGAAAGGTATGGTAATATGAGCGATGCGTTGGCAATGGATCATTTAGTTGATGATGCCCACGTTGACCTACTCAATGGTGGAACAATCCCAAACGTGAGTGAAGGATTGGCATCCATTCTACCGGATGTGAGTGCTGAAATTAAGAGAGTGAATATCGTGCGAGATGGCATGGAGTTGGAGATGACCCCAGTCAAGGAGAAACGTCACAAAAGAATAAGCAAACACAGGAAACATCAATATGTAGCTGACGTAGTAGCTGAAACCCGTGTACGCTTCGGTTGTCCAAAGGATAACGATGCGAACAGGTTAGCAGTACGGCGTTTTTGTATGCATTTAATGTATAACCACGGTGTGCGGCCAACGCATGTCGGACGAGTTATCGATGATGTTGTGGAGATGATATTTCATGAGAGTCAAGAGCTTAAGGAGAGCAGACGATTAAGAAGTAGCGTTTTCGGTAGCCTCATTGCGCTGTTTAACAAGCGCTTTGGGGATAATAGGAATTGAGGGGGCTTGGTTGTTCTTAACGGCATAAGTCACGTTTGTGACTTGGAGGATAGTAGAATAGTCGTTAAAAGAAAACCAGGCGCTGTGAAGACGAGGAAGCTGTATATTTTATCAGGATTAAATATGGCGGAGTCTAAATTAAACATTAACAATCCGGACATTGGAACACTTGCAACAGCACTCCACACTAGGATGTATAGGTGTGAAGTAAACGGGAGATATGAATTGCCTCCTGCTGTATGCAATAAACACGTTCATGCGACCTTGAAGGAATTCAAAGATCGCTTGCTTGGTATGGTTGGACATCCCACCCGGGTATCCCTTGACTTAGTTGTTGAGATGTATAAAGGTCGGAAGAAAACCATATACAAGCAAGCATTGGAAGAGTTCACAAGTGTTGGCTTAAAGAGAGAACACGCATTTAGCATAGCCTTTGTGAAATGCGAGAAAGTAAACGCAGAAAAAGCACCTCGGTGCATCCAGCCTCGAAAGCCGGTGTATAATCTTTGCTTGGCTTCATATTTGAAGCATGTTGAGCATCGAATGTATAAGGCAATCGGGAAGATATTTGGCGATGGGCCAACTGTGATGAAGGGCTATGATGCTGTGGGGGTTGCCAAAATACTGAGAGGGAAATGGCGATCGTTTAAGCGGCCGGTAGCTGTGGGGTTAGACGCGACAAAGTTCGATATGCACGTTGGACCAGAAATGTTGGGTTGGGAACACTCGTTGTATATGTATATGTACCATGGGGATCCTGACCTGGCGTTACTGCTCAAGTGGCAAATGGACAATATCGGTCTAGGATTCGCGGAAGATGGTTCCTTGGTTTACAAAGTAACTGGAAAAAGATTTAGCGGTGACATCAACACGGCGTTAGGCAATTGTCTGATTATGTGTGCAATGGTGTATGCTTATCTCCGGTCCAAAAACCTAAATGGAAAGTTAGTTAACAATGGAGATGATTGTGTTGTTTTTCTGGAAACAGAGGACTTAGCAAAATTTCAGCATGGTCTTGGAGAATTCTTCATGGGCCTAGGATTTAGAATGACGGTGGAGGCACCGGTATTCAATCTAGCTGAAGTGGAGTTTTGTCAAGCACATCCTATCCGGTTAGCCAATGATGGAATCATCATGGTGAGGAATGTACCAACTGTCCTTGAAAAAGATAGTATGAGCATATTGCCTCTAGATAATGAAAGGGTTGCTAGGAAGTGGCTATACGCCGTTGGTGAGTGTGGATTAGCACTGTGCAGCGGAATACCAGTACTTCAAAGCTTTTACAAGATGTACATGCGACACGGTACCATTAGTAATATGGACCAAGCAGTGTACATGCAGACTGGCATGCGTATGTTGCGTGGGGATCTTCAGTGTAAAGAGTCAAGTGTGGCTCCTGAGACCCGCGAGGATGTATTCATGGCGTGGAACCTTACCCCTGATGAGCAGGTGAGTTTGGAAGAGAAGTTGGATCAGCACGAAATCAACTTCCTCCCCCAGCCTGTTGAAAGCCATAGCGACTACCCATCCATCTGGTAATCTTTGGACCGTAAGGTCCATTGATAAACTGAATCACCAACCGTTTATACCACTAACCATCATCACAACCATCACAAATTATTCGAAATGACCAAAATGACGAAAATTAAGAAAACAAACAAACAAAACAACACTAATCAAGGTACGAAATCCACAAAGATCCCTCGAGCCCTAACTAGATTCAGATCGGAGGAGAGTCGTAAATATTACAACTGTCTAACGAGTCCATTCGATGAACAATCTTATGGGGCTCGTGTTCCCGATCAATACGCTGTAGACACAAGCACTTTCTGCATTCATAAGAACATTACATTGACGTGTGATGGTTCCGGTAATGCAGATTTGTTGATATGTCCGGCATTGGGTCAGTATGGGATAGCAAGCCGCAATTCAACCATTACAGGTAACAGCTGGACTGGTTATAATGGGGTTTCAGTAGGAGGTTGGGTGGGCATCACACCATCAACTTTGGCAAGCAAGCTCATAAACCACCGAATCGTAGGGTTCGGGGTTCGAGTGTTCAGTGTGTCGAGTATGACAAACGCCCAAGGGCGTGTGCTCATTGCGACAATTCCGATTGAAAATTGGGTCAATAATCAAGACTCATCACTCAATCAGTTTACGGCTCCAACAAACGCAGCCGCTACTAGAACTGCTTTCTATGATGACTGGGGTGTCGCCAACACTGCGGGTCTTGTCGATGTAAATTCAACCGATCAATACGCTAATCACAAAGCGTATTCGATGTTGGAACTCGATGAAACCACCGTGGAAATCGAACCGAAGATTATTTCAGCAGCAGCATTTAACTTCAAGAAGTCGTCAACAAATTCTGGTAGCCCTGGAGGGACTGTCACCACGCAAACTACTGCGTTGGGGGTAGCCCTACCCGGCAACACAGATATGTTGCGAGTTGATGGCCACGAATCGGTACTAATTACAGTAGCCGGTGGTGTGGCGAGTACTAGTGCTATTGATGTGGAGGTTATCTTCCACATTGAGGGACAAATCTCGCCTGCCGTCACATCCGCTTCCAGCGGCTTAATTGCTGCGAGCGTCTGTGACTCTGTCTGTGATCCATTGGGATTTCTTGAAGCTCTGGCGTTAGCTGCAGCCTCACCTAACATTCATACCGTGTCCAAAGCAATTGGCAAAGGGTACTCTGAACTGAGCAAGTTCGCACGCTCGTATTAATGACGTTACGCATCTCCTTGCGCAACATCTTAAATAATATTAGCTGCTGCGGCCACCGCAATGAGTATTCCTCCTATTGTTACAACGGTACAACCTACGTTTTCTTTAAAGGCAAGATAGTCCACCAGTCGACCTGTTTGTCGCATGGCTATAGTCATACCATTTCAACCCACATAACCCACAATTCAC